TCTTAATGGCATCAACATATACAGGTTTAGGCACGGAGTTAATGACTACTGGCGAAAATGCCGCTACATGGGGAACGAAAACTAATACTAATTTAAATATTATCGAACAAATTTCTGGTGGTTATATTGAAAAATCAATAGCAGGTACTGCTCAAACAACAACTTTATCCGTTTCTGATGGATCAACAGGCGCTGAACTTTCACACAGAATTTTAAAATTTACAGGCACACTTAGTGCAAATGCTACAGTAACAATTCCTTTAGATGTTCAACAGATGTATATTTTAGTTAACGGCACATCAGGTACATACACATTAACTTTTAAATATGTTTCTGGATCAGGAAGCACGGTTGCTTTTGGAACGACTGATAAAGGAACAAAACTTGTTTATGCAGCAGCAGATGATTCAACTGATCCAAATATGGTTGATACTGGTATATCAACTAATACTCTTACAGGAGTAACTGGAGATATTACTATTGATTCACCAGCGGACATTGTTTTTGATGCTGATGGTGCTGATTTTAAATTTAAAGATGGTGGCACAGAAGTTTTAAGAATTTCAAACTCATCAAGTGATGTAGTTATTAAACCAACGGTTGATGCTAAAGATATAATTTTTCAACAATATGATGGTACTGAAGTAGCAAGAGTTGAAGACGGCGCTCAATTTAATGTTAGTGCAAGTACAGCTTCTTCAAGTTCAACTACAGGAGCCCTGATCACAGGTGGTGGTTTAGGAGTTGCAGCAGATGCAAATATTGGTGATGACCTTACTTTAAGATCTGATTCTGCTGTCTTAGGATTTGGTGCTGACAATGACACAACTTTAACACATACGGATGGCACAGGATTAACTTTAAATTCAACTAATAAATTAACTTTTGGTGATGCAGCAACATATGTTAATCAATCTTCTGATGGTGTGATGACTGTCGCTGGAGAAGCAACCATTGATTTAACTGCTTCTACCGCTGTCTTAGTTAGTAATGATTTAAAATTAGATTCAGATAATTCAGTAATTGCTTTTGGTGCTGATAGTGAAATTACATTAACACACGTTCCAGATGATGGTTTAATTTTAAAACACGTTGGAACAGGTGATGGTAAAGAACCATCTTTAACTTTCCAAGCTGGCGATAATGATATTGCAGTAGATGATGTTTTAGGATCTATATTTTTCCAAGCACCAGATGAAGGTGCAGGAACAGATGCAATTTTAGTTGCAGCAGGTATTGAAGCAGTATCAGAAGGAGACTTTAGTTCTTCTAATAATGCTACAAAATTAAGTTTTAAAACTGCAGCTTCAGAAGCAGCGACAGAAAAAATGTCATTAAGTTCTGGTGGTAATTTAACTGTTAGTGGAGATATTACAGCTGATAACTGGAAACAAGAAGGAACAAATTTTACAGGATCATTATTAATAGGTCATTCTACATCTGGAACTTTAAATGCAGCTCAATATAACACTGGCGTTGGTCTTGCAGCTTTAGATGCACTAACCTCGGGAGATTCTAATACTGCCCTTGGTAATGGAGCATTGGGAGCACAGACTACAGGAGACAACAATGTTGCCGTTGGTTCAAATGCTATGCTCGTAAGTGCAAATGGACAATATAATGTTGCTCTAGGTCATAACTCTATGCTGGCGGCAACAAGTGGCAATAATAATGTTGCTATAGGAGAAAACAGTCTGTTAAGAGCTACCTCACCAGGTAACAATGTTGCTGTAGGTTGCGGTGCTTTGTTAGCGGCACTTGATAGTGCCTCAGGCAATGTAGCTCTAGGTTTTCAAGCTGGCAATAATATCACCACAGGTGATGGAAATGTTGTAATTGGAAATGGTGATGTTGCAAGTGCAACAGGAGATAAACAATTTAAAATTAGTGATGGTGGAGATGGATCAGTCGTATGGATGACTGGTGATAGTTCAGCCAATCTAGTTTTTACTGCAGATGTTACACTAGGTGACGATCTAGTTTTAGATTCAGATTCATGTGTTTTAAAATTTGGTGATGACCAAGACACAACTTTAACTCACACAGACGGAACAGGTTTAACTTTAAATTCAACAAACAAAATTTGCTTTAATGATACTAGTCAATTTATACAGGGATCAAGTAATGCTATATTAGCTCTTGGTGCAACAGATGAAATAGATTTAACAGCAACAGCAATCGATATTAATGGAACTTGCGATGTTTCGGGTACACTTACAAATGGTAGTGCTGCCGTTAAAGTTGTAGGAACAGAAACTATTTGGGTTCCTGCAAATGCAATGACACCAACGACATCAAATGGATGTGCAAGCATAGCGGCAGTAGAGACAACATCTGGAAGACCAGATATGTATGTTTTAGATTTTGATAAAGATTCTGACGAATTTGCACAGTTTACTGTTGCCTTTCCTAAATCATGGAATGCAGGAACCGTTACTTACCAAGTTTTTTGGTCAGGACTAGCAGCTACAGGTGGAGTTTCCTGGAGTATGGACGCTGTAGCTTTTGCAAATAATGATTCAATTGACACTGCTTATGGAACAGCGGTAGTTGTTGATGATACAGAGCAAGGAGCTGTTGAAGAAGTTAATGTTAGTGCAGTAAGTGGTGCACTTACCATTGCTGGATCTCCAGGTGATGATGAACTTTGTTATTTTAGAATTGCTAGGGATGTTTCAGATAGTAATGATGATTCTGGTGGAGATGCTAGACTACATGGAATTAAATTATTTTATACTACTGATGCGAAAAATGATGCTTAAGGAGAATAGAAGATGAGAGATTTAAGCAATCTACTTCCTTTAACAACAGAAGGAAAAAATAAAAATAAAAAATCTAACAGAAGAAAGGCTTTCGGTTATCAAATCTTAGGATTTGGTTCTGGAAGTGCTGCAACTCCTAATGACATATCATATTTAATTGTCGCTGGAGGTGGTGCTGGTGCTACTAATATTGGTGCCGGTGGTGGTGCTGGAGGAATGATAACAGGAACATTTACAGCTGTAACTGCTGGTGCTGATTTAACTATTACAATAGGTGGTGGTGGTGCTGGAGTTCCTGGTGGTACTCCTGATGCTCAAGGTGGTGATGGAACAAATACTACTTTAACATCACCAGCAGTTACAAACCAAACCGCTATTGGAGGTGGAGCTGGAGGAAGTGGTGGTGGCGCTACTCCTGTTGGTACTGGTAACGATGGTGGCTCGGGCGGAGGCAGTAGATATAATGTTACTTCAGGAGGTTCAGGAACTGCTGGACAAGGAAATGATGGTGGAGGTGGTATAAATTCCGCACCTGATTATGGATCCGCTGGCGGTGGTGGTGCTGGTGCTGTTGGTGGAGATGCTAATCCTGCTTCTCCTTACTCTGGTGCTGGTGGAAATGGTTCAGCTTCATCAATAACAGGTTCTTCAGTAACTTATGCTGGTGGTGGCGGTGGTAAAAGTAATCCCGATGGTGGTGCTGGTGGTTCTGGCGGCGGTGGTGATGGTGGCCCTACAGGTGCCGCTGGTAGTACTAATCTTGGTGGTGGTGGAGGAGGATCAATTCCAGGAAATTCAGGTGCTGGAGGTTCTGGAGTAGTTATTTTATCTGTTCCAACTGACACTTATTCAAGCACATCAAGTGGTTCTCCAACAATTACTACATCAGGAACAAATACAATATTAAAATTTACAGGAAATGGTACTTATACAACATAAAAAATTATTATGGCACACTTTGCAAAATTAGATAATAACAATATTGTAACACAAGTAGTTGTAGTATCTAATAATGTAGCAACAGATGAATCTGCTGGTATTTCTTTTTTAAAAAATTTATATAACGAACCTAATTCAATATGGAAACAAACTTCATACAATACAAGAGATGGAGTTCATACATTAGGTGGAACGCCATTGAGAAAAAATTATGCTGGAAAAGGATATACTTATGATGAGAGTAGAAATGCTTTTATTCCTCCACAAAATCATTCATCTTGGACATTAAATGAAACAACTTGTCAATGGGAAGCACCCGTTGCTTATCCTGATGATGGAAAAAGATATAATTGGAATGAAGACAATCAATCTTGGGATTTAATTGAATAAATTATTTAATTGGTGGTGGAATGAATTATGAATAATTTAAAAGATTATATTCTTCTTTTAGATAATTGGATTCCTAAATATATTTTAAATAAAACATTAAAAGAATTACCTAAAAATAAATGTTGGAAACAACATACATACACAGATTTAAAAACATTAAAAACTGAACCGAAAAATGGTGATAAAGAGTTGGATATTTGTTATGGAGAAAATTTAACTTATATAAAAAAATTACATGATTTAACTTGGAAAGCATTAGAAAAATATATTCTCATAGATAAAATAGGTACTACTAACTTAAAAGGTTGGTCAGGATTTAGTCAAATTAGGTTTAATAGATATAATAAAGATCAAATTATGTCTAAACATATAGATCATATTGTAAGTTTATTTTCTGGTAATCCAAGAGGCATACCAATTTTAAGTATATTAGGTTTATTAAATGATAATTATCAAGGTGGAGAATTTATAATGTTTGATGATTATGAAATAAAACTTAAAGCTGGTGATCTTTTAATATTTCCATCAGTATTTTTATATCCACATTTAGTCAAACCTGTAACGAAAGGAATTAGATATACTTTTGTATCTTGGTGTTATTAAATGAGAAATCCTATTATATATAATGTATTTCCAATTCCTATTTATTCAACAGATGTAAATAGAAATTTTACCAAAAAAGAATTAGATTTTGTAAAAGATCAAAAAAACTATTGTACTAAGAATGAAGGTAATATTCATACTCGTGACAATTATATATTAAACAAACCAGAACTTAAAAAAATTAAAAAATTTTTAGATGAATGTTGTAAGGATTATTTGAAAAAAATCATATGTCCACAAAATAATATTAAACTTTATATTACTCAATCTTGGTTAAATTATACTGACGAAAATCAATATCATCATATGCACGAACATCCTAACTCAGTAGTATCTGGTGTTTTATATTTTGATTGTGATAAGAATAATGATAAAATTAAATTTTTTAGTCCATTAAAATATAAACAAATTTCACCTAAAATAGATGAAACAAAATATAATATTTGGAACTCTAGTTCTTGGTGGTTTGCTCTAAAAACAGGACAACTCTTAATGTTTCCATCATTAACAACACATAAAGTAGATACTAAAAAAGGTTCAAATACTAGAACTAGCCTTTCATTTAATACTTTTTATAAAGGTACTCTAGGTTCAAATAAAGATTTAACAGAGTTGATACTTTAATGACAAAATGGTATGAAATCTTTGCAAGTGGGTATTCCACTACACCACATACTCACTTGCTTAACGATGATTTACCTAATAAAAAGGTTTTTATATGCTACACAAATTAGGATTTAAACCAGGATTTAATAAACAGGTCACAGCAACCGGAGGTGAAGGCCAATGGATTGATGGTGACTATGTTCGTTTTAGATATGGTACTCCTGAAAAAATAGGGGGTTGGTCTCAATTAGGAGACAATACTCTTACAGGAAGAAACACAGCGCTTCATCATTTTGTCAATGCTAGCGGCGTAAAATATGCAGCTATTGGCACTAATAGAATTCTTTATGTTTATTCTGGAGGTATTTTTTCTGATATTACTCCTCTTAAAAGTACAACAACATTAACCAACGCTTTTACAACAACGAACGGCGACGCCACAGTTACCATTACATTTGCAAGCGCTCATGGTATATCTCAATACGATATTATTCGTTGTGATAATTTTACTGCTATTACCAATTCTAATTTTGACTCTGATGATTTTGACGATACTACTTTTATGGTGGCAACTGTTCCAACTGCTACAACACTTACTGTTGAGATGGGATCTAATGAAAGTGGATCAGGAGCGTCTGCATCCGGAGGTATAAGAATTAAACATTATTATACTGTAGGTCCTGCTACTGAAGCTAAAGGATCAGGTTGGGGACTTGGATTATGGGGTGGTACTGTTACTGGAGCAGTAACAGATACTCTCGATGGTGCAATCGATGCTGATGACACTAGTTTAACGCTTGATAGCTCAGATGGTTTTCCTTCTTCAGGTGATCTTTTAATTGACAGTGAACTTATATCTTATACCGCTAACAATACTAGTACAGACGTTCTATCAGGAATTACTCGAGCTAAATATAATACAACAGCTGCAACGCACTCGGATGGAGCAACCGTAACTGATGCATCAGACTATGTTCAATGGGGTGCAGCTGTAAGTGGTGATGTTATTATTGCGCCAGGTTTATGGTCTTTGGACAATTTTGGAAATAAATTAATTGCAACTATATTTGATGGTGCAACTTTTGAATGGGATGCAGATGCAGATGCTGCAACGGACACACGAGCCACAATCGTTGCTAATGCTCCAACAGCAACAGTACAAACTTTAGTATCCACTCCTGATAGACACTTAGTGTTTATTGGAACAGAAACAACAATTGGTACGACAACCACACAAGATGATATGTATATAAGATGGTCAGATCAAGAATCAATTAATGCTTCAACTTCGTATACGCCTTCTGCAACTAATACCGCTGGTACACAAAGACTGGCCGACGGAACACGGATCGTGGCAGCGATTCGAGGTCGGGATGCAATTTACGTATGGACGGATACATCTTTATTTATTATGAGATTTGTGGGTGCACCTTTCGTATTTTCATTTCAACAAGTTGGAACGAACTGTGGATTGATTGGAAAGAATGCAGCCGTCGAAGTGGATGGTTCTGCATACTGGATGTCAGAGAATGGTTTCTTTAGGTACACTGGTAAACTGGAATCTCTAGCGTGTCTCGTTGAAGACTATGTTTATGATGATATTAACACAGTTCCTAAACAACATATTTATGCAGGATTAAATAATTTATTTGGTGAAGTAACTTGGTTCTATCCAGGTAGTGGCGCTGAATCTAATAATAGATCAGTTACATATAATTATATGGACTCCACACCGGAGCGACCCGTATGGACGACAAGTACGTTGGCAAGATCAACATGGTCTGATTCACATGTATTTGGAAAACCACATGCAACAGAATATGATTCTGATGCAACTAGTGATTCCACAGTTGGAAATACTGATGGTGTTACAACTTATTATGAACATGAAACAGGAAATAATCAAGTTAAAGCAGGATCAGCTTCAGCAATTGCAGCAAGTATTGAATCTGGTGATTTTGATATATCTTTAGCGCAGGGTGGTGGAGCAGATCTCAGAGGAGATGGTGAATATATAATGAAAATTAGAAGAGTGCTTCCAGACTTTTTACAGCAAACTGGAAATGCAAGAGTGACATTAAATTTAAAGAATTATCCAACGGACTCACAGGCAAGCTCATCCCTTGGACCTTTTACTACAACTACTAGCACAACTAAAATAGATACAAGAGCACGTGCACGTGCTATATCTTTAAAGGTTGACAATACAAGTACCGGACAACATTGGAAATTAGGTACATTTAGATTAGATATACAAGCGGATGGAAGAAGATAATGCCTTTTAAATCAGAAGCACAGAGAAAATACTTATGGGCCAGAGAACCAGAAATCGCAAGAGACTGGACCGATACTTATGGAAGTAGAATTCAAAAAGAAAATGGTGGAATTATGAGATTAGGTTTTCAGACTGGAAATGATGTGGATGATGAAGAGTCATTGTTGGAACGACTTAAGAAAAAGGGAGGAGAATTTAAAGAGTCCCTTTCGAACATGGCATGGAATATGCCATTTTCCCCTATGGGTATTTTATCTATGATTGCTAAAAAAGCAGATAGATTTCCTAGTCTTAAAGGAATAGATCAAGAATTTATTACAAATCAAATGCAAGCACAAGGAACTGATCCTGTTTCAGGATTATACCAAGATCCTTTTGGAATTAATATTAGAAGTCTACAGGGTAATTATGCAGATTATAATGTTAATAGACTTGAAAAATTAAGACAAATATTACATAGAAGAAAATTAGAAGAACCTGGTTTTATGTGGAAACCTGACTCTTTCTTAGGTAGAGAATATAAATACAGACAGGGACTTGAACAAGATCAACAAAGTATAAAAACTAGAATACAAGATCAATTATCAGATGCAGCTCAAAGACAAGAAGCTCGTGGTGGAGATGCTGGATATACACTAAGTCAGTTACAAGATCCAGGACCTAAAGGAGATTATGCTGCAGCAAGAGAGAGAACTGCAAGTAGAGTTAGCCCTAGCGGAAAAATGAGAGCTTATGGTTTAGCTAGAGGAGGCTTAGCAAGTTTATGGCAAGAATAGTACAATCCTTAACACAACCTTTAGAAAAATACGATCAACAGATTCAACAATCATTTGTGCGGGACGTTGATAGTGTTATACAAAAATTAAACACATCCTTTCAACAGGATTTAAAAGATGAAGCGGAAGCGGAAAGCTTCTTTATGGCATAATGGCTAATACATTTGTAAATAAAAAAGTAGATTTAACGAGTACGAGTGCAACGACATTATATACCGTACCCTCGGCAGCAACCGCTGTGATTAAATCCATTCTCGTGTCCGAAGATTCAGGAAACGCGGATACAATAACAGTGACTTTAACTGATACGGATAGTGCTGTTTTTAGCCTATTTAACGTTAAAGCAATCTCGGCCAATGGAACATCAGAATTATTATCAGCACCACTAGTCGTCGCAGAGAGCGAAATTATAAAAGTAACCGCAGCAACGGCTAATAGATTACACGTCGTATTGTCTGCGCTCGAAATTAAACCTAGGATCGTGACATCATAGGCTTGCTTTACTTGTAAAAAACAAGTAATATTATAAACTCAGGTGAAAATCCTGCCTTTAACAATTAACATAAAATTATGGCTATAGATAGAACAGGAATATCATCATTACAAACAGGTGCACCAGATATCAAATATACAGGTGACGAAGGACCTAAATCTCCAGATCAACAATTAATGGCTTCTGCTGATCCTATGTTAGTAGAAGAATATAATAAATACGTTTTTGAAATGGAAGAACAAGGACTTCAACCAATATCATTTAAAGAATTCATTCAACAAGTTATGTCAGGCATGGCCGAAGGCGGAATCGCGAGACTGGGATATCGTGGAGGACAACTCGTTCAACCCGGACCAGGAAGACCTGGTTATAGAGGATCCGATTGGGGCCCTGGAGCCGGTTCTCCGGGAACTCCGTCTGGTGGAATGGGTGAAGTCGGCGGTGGAGATGCTAGAGAAGCGAGAATAAGACAGCAAAATGCAGCGACTTATGTAGCACCAGCACCAGTACAACCAACAGTAAGTCCTATACAATCTATAGCTATGGTTGGTGATACAAGTTTAGCTGGAGCAACTCAAAGTCAAGCAGCGGCAACGGTAGCAGAAAGAACAGCAGTAACTGCAGATGAAGGTTTTGTAGAACCAAGACTTACAGCAGAAGAAGCGGCAGCAACGGAAGCTTTTGTCCCAAGACTTACAGCAGAAGAAGCGGCAGCAACGGAAGCTTTTGTCCCAAGACTTACAGCAGAACAAGCGGCAGCAACGGAAGCTTTTGTCCCAAGACTTACAGCAGAACAAGCGGCAGCAACGGAAGCTTTTGTCCCAAGACTTACAACAGAACAAGCAGCAGCAATGGAAGATGCTTATACTCCAGTAGCACCAACATCATATCCAACAGACATACATCCAGATGTATATGATACAACAGTTCCAACAGGTGACGGCGAAGGACTCGGCGGTGAAGGAATTACATCCGTTCCAATAGATACAACGACAGCAACGACAGCAGCAGAAGCAGGAACAGATTTTGCAGAAGCAAAAGCAGCGGCAATAGCAGAAGCAGAAGGACGTGGTTTACCTTTCGAAGATTATTATGTTGGAGGAGATCCAACTGAAGCACAAGAAAAATTTATGAGAGAACATCAAGCAGCAGCATCGATGGTAGGCCGTGAAGCATGGCCCGCGGCTGAGGGTGGAAGAGCAAGACAAAGATACGGTTTAGGAAGTTTGGTTAAAAAAGCATTTAAAGCTGTTAAGAAAATTGCGAAGAGTCCGGTAGGTATGATGGCTTTAACAGGTGTATTAGGAGGTCTTCCAATGTTTCAAGGAGTAGGTGGAGCAGGTGCTCCTAAAATGTCTGCATGGAAAAAATGGATTGGGCCAATGCTTATGGGAAGTCCTGCAGGAAAAGGTCCTGAACCTGAACAAAGCAGACTTACAGGTGGTCTTTGGAATTGGATAAAAGGCAATCCTATGAAATCTATAGGTTTAATGTCAATGTTGCCTTTCATAACTCAAGGAAAAGGTGAAGACGAACCAAGTTGGGCAGGAAATTATGGACCAGGAATAGATCCTGAAGCAATAGCAAGAAAAGTTTTAGCAGGTGGTGTAGATCCAGCAGAATTTAGATTTGTACAACCACATCTTCGTGCAGCTCAAGGCGGAAGAATTGGGTATCAGGATGGAAGATCAGCTAGATCAGTAGCTTTAAATCAACTGTATGGAATTATGCCTAAAAGAAAATTTGCTCAAGAAGGTGGACTTATGGATATGGGTGGCATGGAAAAAGATTATAGAGAAGAAGGTGGATTTGTACCTATTGGTGGACAAGAACGAGCAGATGATGTACCAGCAAGATTAAGCAAAAAT